AACTTAGCCTCTTTTGCCAAGTTGTTATATATTGTCTCCTTGCTAAATATCTCGCTGCTTTTCCTTAGTTGCTGCTTCTCCAAGTCAAGAATTTTTGACTCATTCTGTATTATCTTTTGTTCAACAGCCCTTGCCTTTGCCGTTGCAAGTATGGCTAATCTTAATTCGTCATACTTACCCTTGGCCTTTCCCGCCAAGATAGATTCATCCGATATGTTTTTAAAGTATTCGGGATATATTCTCTGCAACTCGTCTATGGCCGATTTTCTCTCCTTTAAAGACCTTGTAGTATCTTGGGAAGCACTATATAGCAACTTAAGCCGTGTCAAGTCCTTTTGCGCCTCTTTTGCCCCATCTAAAACGGCTTTATTGTATGCCTGTTGTTCCTTCACTAAATCATTGAGAGCATCCTTCCCTTTAATTAGCCCTTTTACCCATTTTACTATATCCTTACCAAATATCGTTAACAAAGAAACACCTACCATTATAAGGGTGTTCCATGACATGAAGGATTTTAAAACACTTTTCCATACTGCGGGAGTCTTTATCCCTTCTGCGTTCAATTCTGCGTTCTTTATCTTTAAGCGGTTAATCTCATCAACCATTATAGGGATATTATTTGAGATAGCCAGAAAGAACATGTTAGCACTCATGGCTAAAGAAGGAAGCTCCCTGACCAACTGGGAAGCGGAGTTTCCTAGACCATCCCAAGCCTTTTGATAACGGCCAACACTTAGGGTGTGATTTCCTGTTGATTCCTGTAACTTGGACATCTGTGCTCTTATGTTTGCCGTCTCTGCAACCAATTTCTGTCCTTCAGCAGAAGTCTCCCTCCATGCCTGACTCATCTTATTTAAGGCTATGACATTAAGGGAGTATTGAGCGGAAAGTTTATTATAAGATGATTCTTGCTCTGCGTTTAGCGACTTTGTGAGGGTAGCTATCCTGTTCTGCTCCTTGGCGGATAAATTTAGAGTTAGTATCTCATTCGTGGTTATACCTATTGCCTGAGAAAGAGTCTTTTGCGCAATAGAGAGTCTTTCCGCCTCTTGTGCCATCTTTCCAAGTCCTTCAGAGTCCGTAGGAGATACTTTCGCCATCTGTTTTTTTAGTGCCTCGGCAGTACGGATTACATCTGCGTATTCTTCCTTGAGGGCTACCAGTTGAGCACGGAGCGATTCTATTGAATCGTCTGGCTGTATAATGTCGCTATATTTTAACGGATTGCTCATTTCTTTCTTAATTTTTTAAGATATTCAAATGATGTATAATATTCCAGAACGCTCATCGTCTTATAATCCAACCCAAGTTCGTTACTCAATAATATGTTCATCTCCCCAAACTGCTTATCATAGGCTATTTCCGCATTATTGTTACCGTAAAACTTCTTGGGAGTAAGAAAGGTAAGTAAGTAATTATCTATGTCTCTTATGGCGTTCGTATTTGGGTTTTCGCTTATAATGCCATCCAAGATGATTCCAGTTCTCCTGTGGACATACTCCAAAGCCTCTTTGTGCCTTGCATCATCAAATTGGCTTGGGAAATAAGCCGAAATCTCATCGTCTATTTTTTTTTTGACCGACTCTATGAGACGGTCTATCCACCCTTTTGGTATATCGTTAAGCATTTCTAAGGTTTTTTTAATCCCCTCATCTGAAAGGTCGTCACGTTTCTCCCCGTCTATCTCCGCCACAAGAACAGCATAAGCCATGTGTTTTGCGTTTATGGTTTGGTTTATGAGATGTAATGCCCTCCTCAGGTTTTCCAACTCTGTAACGGCTAAATCCTTGTTGGTGTTTATATAACCTATTGACCTTCTTATATGATAATCTATGTCTGATATATCGCTCCCAAGGCAGGTATCAATAAGATAGTATTTGTTATATTTGTGAAACCTTATTATAGGCAACTCATCTATGCTGTCATAAATCTTTAGTTTCTTTTTGTTTATGATAATATCTCTCATAGTAAAAACCTTATTAATGGTGCAGTAAAAAATGGGATAACAAGCAAATCCGCATCACCAAAGATAATGAATAAAAATAATGATATAAAACACGAAACCCAAAATCCAAGGCAAAAGTCACAATCAAGCAACTTGTAGAAAAACGGATTGGAAACCTTCATGAGACACTCCCTGATACCCATTTTTGTAATGGTGAGAATAAAAAAGGAGGCCGCCAATGCCACTATGAATATTGTATTTAACATAATTCCTTATAATAAAGCTTTCCTGTTATCCTAAATCCGTAATAAGGGAACATCATGTGCTGTATCTGGCTCTCATTGACGGAAAATCCATTGAAAATATCCGTCTCGTAGACCTTCTCAAGAATAAATTGTCCGCTTTTGATAGATATATCACCAATTATTGAAAGTATTTCCGATTTTATTTTCTCGGTACTTGCATCTGGCTCTGCCGAATCTATATTAAACCATAATACTATGGAAATTTCCGATATAAGGTTGTTTTTTATGTGCGGAGAGAAGTCTTTTATCTCCAAGGGGTCTCTTACAATGAAAAATGCGTAGTTTCCAAGGCTATCATCAGGGCATAAATCCCTGTAATCATTGTCACACCCCTTAAATGCGGGGTATTTCTTCCCATCCCTGACCAGTATCTGCACCCGACCAAAAATGTTGTCCAACCAAGGTATGGCATCTCTTATGTAGTCCTGAATCTCTCCTATCGGCTTATCTATAAGATAAGGCTCGTTTTTAAATGTTCCCATGTAAATATGCTATTAATCTATCTTTAACCAAGGGCACTATCTCCCTTTCTATAAAAATCTCATTCACCCCGAACATATCTTTTCCGTATTTGCTTATTATCTCATCTCCCAAGGGGACTATGCTCGTCACTTCGGCAGAATCCTCACCTATCGAGAGAAATAGAGAGCTGTGAAAATATCCGTTAATAAAAAGATTTGGGGTCTGTATCGGTCTGCGGGAATTAGGCGTTATCTGTTGTTTCCACATCATATATTGATATGCCTCTTCCTTGCTTTTGAAATATTGGTCATTGAGATATGACGGGACAATAGGCGTAAGGTCTCCTGTAAGACCGTTCCAAAGCTGTCTCCTGACTTCAGACACCATAGCCTCGCTTTGCTCACCAAGGACATGCCCTATAATGGAGTTTTTCTCGGTCTCAAAGTCATCTAACCTATCTATTATCTCGTCTATCTGGTCTATCATATAGTCCTGTATTTTATTCCTCCATTTCTACATGGCAAACATATCCTGCTCATTCCCGAAATGTCCACATTGAGCGACTGCATGGCTTTAGAAAGGTCGTAGCCTATCCCGCTCTTTTTATAGGAGGCAGGGTCGCCATCAATGGCCATAAGAAAATCTAAAGCTCCAAAGGCAGGGTTGCTCTGTGCCCTGTTTATCCTGAAAGACGGGTTGAAGGCCATTTCCTTTAATAAGTCGTAAGCCACTTGTAATGCTATATAATTTGCGAATATATCCTTTTGCTCTATAATGATGTCCGTGATGTCACATATCATGGAAACCTTAAGATTTATGCCGTAATTTTCGCTTGTATAGATATTGTTCTCTATTGGCCATAAAGAATCGGTGCTCTCCTGTGTCCTGAAAGGGTGTATCTCAAGAAATCTGGAGATAGAAGCCCACCCCGAAGACCTGTTGCATGAGACACAATCTCTTGACCAGTCTATTGTCTTATTTATGGCAAGGTTGTCTCCTTGTTCGTAGACCAAAAACCAACTGCCTCCCGAATCGGTGTCATCAGATACGTAGGGCAATAAAATGTTCTGCGCAAACCACTCCATAGACCCGTCTTTGGTTCTGGTGCAATCTATGGTATAACAAGGCTCTTTTTGTGAAGAATGGAATATCTTTATCGTAACTTTTCCTGTTCCTGTCATCTGAAGCCCTATTGATTCTATCCTCATGGTAACTCCGTCAGCCCTTATGGGTACAATCTCGAAACCCACTGTGCTTCCTGTATTAAGGATAGTATCGGACAATCTCCCGCATCCGTCAAAGAGATACTTAGACTCCAGTACGCTTTTTGCAGTCTTATCGTATAGCCTTTGCGAATACAAGGCTTGCATTGCTTTCCCGATAGATGCCTTTGTTTTATCTGTAAGCCAATCAGAGAATGAATCCTCCCTCTGCCATAAATCCGTGTTTTCGGATGGTTTCTTTGATGTGTTTTCTGCCAAGGCTACATAATTATAGCCGTCATTGACATTGCTGCCCTTAGGGTAAGTAATACCAGTAACCCATTGCTGATATACGTTGTTCTTGAATTTGGGAGCAATAGCTCTTAAATTGTCCAAGGTCAATAAAGGGTGTATATCCTGAAAATAAATACCACTCGCGCTCTCGGTGAGAGAGGCATAAATGTCGTTATCATCATTTTTCCACCCTACAACGTGCAGTAATCCTTCCTTTATATCTTCTATTCTCATGGTTTTATTTAATGTTAAAAAGGGCGGGTAGAGTTATCCCCTCCCACCCTTTTAAATTATAAACTATTAGTTACTTACGCTGTTGGGGTAGGTGACGGGGTAGGAGTAGGGGCAGGGGTAGCCGTAGGCGTAGGAGTAGGGGCTACTCTGGTATATACAGGGTCTGCCGCCGTATTGGCAATCACCACTCTTTCGTAGTCAGTGGATGCCTCTTGTGCTATCTCGACTTTCATAATAGGATTAGCCAAAGACGTAGGGTCTGAGTTATATGCTGTAATAAACGCCACATCGACAGCAAAGCCGTAATGCTGTTTCCATACTCTGTCCATATCGGCAGAGGCAGCACCATTGATTGCGCTATAATCGCCTACCGACTCATAATAATACGTCCCAACAGGGAAATTAAGTCCCGGGAGATTATCAATACCCCACTCGTGACCTGTACGGCTTGTCCTTCCCATAACGGCTTCACGCTCAAAACGGGTTACAAGGCCAATCATGCCACCACAAACGGCATAGAATGTTCCATACTTACCTTCGGCATTGGTGATTCTCGGTGTGTAGTGGATAATCTTACCAGCATACTCCAACTGCTTGTTCTCCGAGTTGTAAAGACCTTTTTCGGAGAGCTTACCCAAGAGTGACTCCATGCCGCCATTCCCAATAAGATGAATCTCGTTGAAATAATCATTGGCAGCCATCAATGGGTCTATATCGCCGATAATGTTTTCCCTCAATTTCCAAGGGCACTGAATAGAGTTACCTACAACAGAGTAGTCAAGGGTCTCACCGAATACCTGAGTCTTATCTGCGGACAATTTAGCTATTGCTGCAAGGTCAAGGGTAGCAGCAAACTTGTTCACATATCCAACCATCTTGCGCCTAAAGTCTTCATCGGCCTTTATCTCGTTGTTCATAAACATAGACGGCACTTGAGTAAAGCCCCATGAATAGGTTACAAACGTGAGGGTCATCACCTGAGAAGTGTTCTCAGAGTCAGCAATGGTTACGCTTCTGGTGTTACCAATAGAGATGTCCCCATCATAGTCAATTACGGGAATCTCTATGGTTCTCCCGATACTTGCAGCAGCCTTTTCTACCAAATCCGTGGTTATGATACCCGCAGGATTTGCACTTTCACTCATGAAAGCCTCAAGAGCACCGTATCTGCTTGGGCGGTACTCATTTTTGTCCAGATTACCTTTTATTCTAAGGTTCTGAAGCCTTGTGTTAATCATTGTCATATTATTGTAGTTTTAAAATGTGTTACCCTTGCACATCGGTTAATTATCTTAGCGGGAGTTTGTCTACTTCCATTTGGACACGAATCTCAGCCTGTTTGTCAGCAAATTCCTTGCTGCCCCTCACAAAGCCGTTTTTGGCAAGATGCTCGCAAATGATACTATCGGCATCTACCTGACTGCGGGCCGTAGAAACATCAACATAATCTCCGTTATTGTTCTTAGAACTATTGGAGCTGCCTCCTCCCTTTTGTGTCCTTCCGTTGTCAAGGACATCTTTTAGAAATTCTCCAAGTTTCTCCTCAATAGTATAAGGTTTAAGTGCATTGCCTTTATTTGTAAGTATCACACCTTTCTCATCCCTGAAAACAACAGTCCTTTTACCCTCGTTTTCCACAAAATCCAAAGTATGGGACTTCAAGATGTCATCTTTAGCCTTGCTAAAAAGAATATCCCTTACACTTTCGGGGTATTCGCCCTTAAATTTGAGTGCAGACCTCACTTTTTCAAATTCGGAATCTACGCTTTGTAGTTTTAACTTGTTTTCAAACTCCACCTTCTCGTCCTGACGTGCCTTTTGCTCATCCAAGAGGGTTTGCTCCAAGGCTCTAGCCCTGTCCTGAAGGTCTTTCAATTCCTTGGGGTCTGACTCCTGTTTCTTGGAGAGTGCTTCTTTTACCTTAGAAAGCTCCTCCAGAGTGGAGGAATAATCCCCCTTGAGCTTGGCTATGACCCTTTTGTTATAGTCATAGGTCTTTTCACCTTGGTTTTTTTGTAATCCTGAAACCTCAAGAATATCTTTGTCATATTTGCCGTGCAACTCTCCTATGGCCGCCCCTAAGACGGTCTCCTCATCGCTCTTCGACATGGTGGCAATTACACTTAATTGGTCATCCGACAGCCCTGCCAGAGTCTCCTGTTTCTTCAATAATTCTACTGTAAGCATATATTTATTTTTGTGGCGACCAGAGTATATTTATAGTATATCCCTTATCCCCGTATTTTTGAAAGTTAGCCCATTCTCTCTTGTCGAATTTCTGCACAAAAGGTTTCGACAATCTCTCTCCTGTATCAGAGTTGAATTTTACCTTTTCCAGAGAAACGTGATACAGGTCTCTCTCCATAGGGTGCACATTGTAGCTTTCTGTTTTTCCCATAATATGGTTTTTATCTTTTATTTCCTCTGAAGTGAGGATTACCTCTTTGGTCTCCTTAACTTCCACTTCCTTTACCTTTGTCTCTTTTGGGGTAGCCACTCCCTTTTTATTGGCTGTTTTTTTCTTCGTTGGCATATTTTATAAGTTGTTCCTTTATTTTTTTTATCTTATCATCAAAGGGGAGGGTTATCCCAAACTCTATGATGTTTATGTTTTCCCTTTCAAAGCGGTCTATATAGGGACTGAAATTTATCTTTATTCTCAGGTTGGTCTCATCAATAAGCCCTTTTTCAAAAAGGGTCTGTAATTCTTCTTTAGTGTTGTGTCTGTATGGCTCCAGATGTTTTAAGATAACCATTCTCTGCAACATAAGTGGGTTTGTCTTATTCTCTGTGGCAATTATCTGGTCTAATATCGCATCAAGCTGAAACTCATTTGCCCCCGACTTTTTGGCCGTGTCGTACTGAGTATAAAGGTCGTTTACCGTAACTATATAAAACTCTGTACCAAGACTTATTGAAGAGCTGAGAAAAGAATCCCCGTATCTCAGTTTACAGATAGTGTCGTCAACAAATTTCATGGCCTTTTCCAAGTTGTGTTTAAGATTGGTCAAGACTATTGTCCTGTTCTCAAAATTAGCCTTTATCTGCCCCTCAGTGACCGATGCTCTTTCTTGGATGTCCCCCCCAGAGCCTACAACGCTGCCACGTATCTCCTCCTTTAACCGCTCCTGCTCGGAGACGTTGTATTGAAGTGAGTTTATATCCACTGTGGTAATAGTCATTGGGTCTCTCATGTCAATAGTCCCTTCGGGTCTCGGTACTTTGATAAAAGTGCCCGCTCCCGCTATGAGCTTATCTCCACATTTAGGACACGGCAAAAGAGTTCCTCCGTCATCATAGTAGTAATCCCCGCTCTCGTTTCTTAAAAATCCTCCATCGCAATAATCCCCCGTGGCGTTATTCCTGAAGTCACACTCCTCCTCGTAGGCTGAATAAATAGGATAAGGAGCGTATAGATCCAGATGTCTCTTGGACTCCATGAAAAATAAAAGCCATTCCAGATTGGACACCTGTGTGCTTAATGGTGATTTTTTTATGTCAGGAGCGAGCCCTGTAAGGGAGTCGTGCCAGAAAAACTCAACAGGACAAAAACCCAACGTATGAGGATTATCCAGAATAAGAGTCAAAGAGATGCCTGTGGCATCCTGTTTTACGGAAAACCTACGATATGACGTGTCGTCAATAACCATTATGTCGTCCCCTTGGTGGAATATAATCCACAGCGTTTTCTATGTCAAGCCAGTAGAAATATGGCTCAGGATATTTGGAAACCTGCTCTGAAGGAAGGTCTACCACAAGGAACGAATTTATAGAAGTCTTTACTTTGTTCCATCCTTCTACCCTCCATATGTCTGGTTCATGGAGTATATCCTGTCTGTACCACTCCCAATCGTCACGAAACGAAGGATTTAGGAACTGATAATTAACAGAGGCGTTTCCTCCCTCGAAAACCTTTTCAAGAGAGGAATATATGCTCTGACAGAACTCTACCACAGGATGGGGAAACCTAAGAAGTGTTCTAAAGATATTGAACTTGTCCTTAGGTATCAACTGCTCTACAAAGCCAAGAAACTCAGTAAGAGGCCGTGCAAGGGAATATGATTCCATATGCGCCTCCGAGAGAAAACGCAACCTGTCCTGATACCTCTTAGCAGTATTGATTATACTGCCTTTATCTGGTTTTCTCAGAGACTCCTTTATTCTTTCTTGTGATAATCCCATTTGTAAATATAAATTTTGAATCCTCAGGTATGACCCACCCGCCATTATGGGGCATCCTCAAGAGTCTTTCGGCATGGTCTATGTCGAAGCTCCTTGACACCCCATTAGCGGTAAGTATTATTGTCTTTATCCTGTCCATTAGGCTGTAGGGGTAGGCGTAGGAGTAGGGGTAACCAACTCGGTCAGGGCATTAAAGTCCGTAGGGGTCACTACCACGAAGTTGTCCGACCAATTAGGCTTCATCTTCCACGATATGTTATTTCCATCAGGGTTTTCCAGCCCTCCAACCATCTTGTCACTTACGAAAAAAGATGAGATAGGAATGAGATAATATTCGGTGATATTGTCAGGATCATCACACAAAAGACCTATCTGTCCCTGAGCATTAATGAGAGCCACACATGACTCTTCACACTCGTAAGTCTTAAGGGCCTTGATGGTTTTTTGCGGCTGGCTGCGTATCACTCCCGTAAACGAAGTCGCTTCCCTTCCCACTACAATCTCTACTCCGTCAAGAGTCTCGTTTCCTCCCCCGAAATTTCTTGAAGCACCCGGCTCAAAAGCAGGAGCTTGAATGAAAGGAGACTGCACAACCTTTGTAGAAGTGGCGGAAGCCAGAAGGGCCGTCCATGTAGCCTTTAGTTTAGGGTCTGCCGTTGAGGCACTCAGCTTGTTGCGAACACCCGAAGTGTTCATACGTTGAAAAAGTACTTTTTGTACCTGTCCGAAATTCTCAGCACACGTTCCAAGCGGAATATCCTCTATACTTGCACCAAGTGGACAATTGCATGTTAAACTCATAATATTTCAATTTAAATTGTTTCCACAAAACTAAAAAAAATAAAAGGTGATTTAAAATTTAATTTACCCTTCTTATGCCTCTCGTCCTTTTTTGGTATGGATAAAAAGTGTTCGCCAAGGAATCAGCCCTGTCTATACTGCATCCTCGCCTCTTTTTTATGTCGTCCTTGGATTCTATCTGAATCTTTCCATCGCTACGGATGAAATACTTTATCTCCCTCAGGTCATCAACGAGTTCATCGTCCGGAGGAATTGCCGCACCCGTATTGTTGGCAGGGTTAAGCCACTCCCTGAGACACCAGTACAGATAGGCCCTCATGTTCAAGAACCCTATCTGCCCCGTAGAATCAGTCAATGGAGCTCCGTTCATTTTTGCCCCCTCGGAATACTTGCAAGAAATAGCCTGTCTGCTAAAACCCAACTCCAAGAGCCTCGAATAAGTACCAGCTCCCTCTCCAATGGTGTCTATGGAAGCCATGGACTGCCCATCAGTAAGCTTCATCTTTATTATACCCGCTATCCGCATATGGTCGGCCTTACCTATGGACTCATATTTCTCAAAGTCAGACACGTAAAAATCATTCCTGCGGCATATGACCGAAGTGTCGCGCCCCATACCCGCAACATCGACCCCATAGATAGAAGAGCCATCTGGCTTGAAGCCTATCTCAGCCAAATCCTTCCATTTCTTAATGGCCAACTCTACCCATAACGGAGGAATAAGTAAGTCCTCGGAGACCTCAGGGAACATACCACGAACTTTGACCCTGAAATAGTCATTAGGACGGTAAGCCTGCCCCTCCCAAATAAAATCGCCACTACCCTCATTGATGTCCTCCTTGGGGATTTTCATACACCAGATATTTATCTTGTCCTGAACCCACTCATAATCCACCTGACCACGTATGAGAATCTTTTTCTCCACCACATTAGGAGCATTAAGACAATCAAGCCTGAACCTAGACCATCTGGAAGAACTCATGGACTTAGCCGCATACCCCGTGCTGTTATTAGGGTTAAAAACCAAAAGTATCTTAGAATTACCCTGCAAGTTACCCTCAATAGCCGCAAAAGTGTCATCAGAAATACCTGAAGCCTCACTAATGACAAACATGGTATTGGCGGCGTGAAACCCAGACCAAACCTCATGCTTATATTCATCAGCCTTAAAACCCGTTAGAAACCACTCCTCCCAGTCAGTCCTGATGTCGTAACCAACCAACCGGCCGGGAAGAACCTTGGCGGAATTAAACAACCTTATTATCTCTGGGTACATAATGTTTTTTATCTGCCTGTCGCTCGGAGCAGTCAACGCAACCTTAGTATTGGAGACCAACCGACCACTCAAATCAAACTCGGGAGTAAGATACATAAAACACATGGCACTACACGCAGCAACAAAGTCCTTACCCCTCGCAACACCAGAACAAACGGAAATCATCCTCTCCTCCTGTACCGCCCTCAATATGCGCTGCTGCTCGGAATCCAACCTGACAGAGAAAACATCCCTGACAAACTTATTCCAGTCTAACCTCCACTCAGAAAATACATCGTTCATAATATCCCCTTATTTTTTATTTTATGATCAAAAGTATATATTATATCGTCAAAGTTAAAATAATGCAAAAAATGGCATAAAAAGGCCCAAAGAACTTAAATTATAACCCGCGTCAAGATTATAGTTAGCACAAAAGTCATTTTAACTGATTTTTTATGAAATTTTGTGAGACGGGTATATAGGAGCATCAGGCACAACAAGGGGGGGTACACTAAAAAAAACGACACATAGAAGGCATATATAACAAAAAAAGTCTCCCGAACTTAATCAAGAGACTACTTTGCTTGTTTCGTTTCCCACATTATTACCTATCCCCATTCCCTGCCATTCCTGCCCGTTTTCTTTCAATCTGTTATTTCTGCCCTTGGTGTGTACTTAATAATTGACACTTTTTTCGCCATTATAGTTCCGTATTGTTAGAATTATCCTCTCTGCTCCCTGCCCTTTTCATCATCTCTAGAAACTGGTCAGAAGCATCCACCTTATTCTCAACTTGGTCTTTCAAACCTAAATCACGGCTGATAATCATAGGGTTGAGTATTCCACAAGCTGCCTTTTCAAACTTGTTTTGATATATTACATTGTCTATCCACTTAATAGCAAGTGCAAATGCTTTGCTAGTTTCATCTTGTTTATCTCTCACCCTTGCCCTGAAGTCATTGAAGTAATCTGTATTAACACCAAGGAACACACATAAGCCCTGATACGTGTACACTCTATGTTTTGGCA